ATAGAGTATGATGGAAAGCAACACTTTGAACCAAATGATTTTTTTGGTGGTATATATAGTTATTTGAAACAAGTAGAACATGATGAAATAAAAAACGAATACTGTAAAAATAACAATATTCGTTTAATAAGAATTAGATATGATGAAAATATTATTGAAAAATTAACTCATTTTTTATTCTGATTTATTTTTCATTATGCTCTCTATAAAAATCTATCATTTTCATTATTGCAAATGCTTCACCGCTACTTTGAAACATCCATTTACTTTCTAAATAATCTGCTAAATCATTCATTGGAAACTCATTCCAATCAACTAATATTGCACCAGATGTACCAGATGTTCCTTTTGTACCTGATGCAACATAAGTTCCAGATGATAATTTATCTTTTTTTTCAGTTTCAGTTAATTCATCTTCAATTAATTTATCTAAGTTATCAAATTCTGTCGTTCTAGTATTTTTCATTTTCTATTTTTTGAATTTTTAATTTTCTATTTTTAATTAATTCTTTTCTATTATATTCTGTTAACCAAATATCATCATCTGATCTATACTTTTCAAGTAATTCAGATATAATTTTTTCTGTCTCTTTTCTACTTAAATTACCAACGGGTATTTTATATATTATTTTTCCGTGACTATCTAAATCCTGAGTAATTGTGTTTTTCATTTATTTACTGAATCTCATTTGAAATATATCATAATGAAATGAAAATCCTGCGCTCCATCCAAATCTAGGAGAATTTAAGTTAGAACCAGTACTTAACCCATAACCAATATAAGGTCCAAATCCCCATTTTTTAGGTGACAATGCTGGTGGTGCTGGCTGTTTATCAATAAAATATGCCCCATTAAGTTCAGTTAATTTTATTTTAGTCGATGGTGAAATAGCAAACACTTGATATTTATCTTTTAAATCTTTAAAACCATATGTTATTTTAACAACTGTTAAATTAGTATCAATTGCTGTTACATCTGGTGTTATTGTCCATTTTTTTGTAGTTTCATTTGGAATTACATAAAATTTACTTGTTCCAACTAAAAGTTGTTCAAATCCAGGATCTTTATAATCTGTTTTAAAATTCAGTCCATAATGATTTGTTTTTTCATCTATAACGGTAACTTTATTTGTAGTTGATATTCCGCCAAGATCGCCATGAGCTTCAGTTTTTATAGCAGCAATAACATCACCTTTAATATTTTTTAATTCATTATATAGTGATTTATTATATTGCTCTAAGTCTGCTAATTTTTGAACAACAAAATTATCTTTTGAATATTCATATGCTTTTAATTTTTTATTAAAAGCAACTATGATACTATCTTTTAATGTAGATAAATTCTGGGAGTTTTGTTTTTCAACATATTCTCTATCTATTCTTTCTTTTCTTAACGTTGAACAAGTTTGAAAAAGAAATATAGATAAAACAAGTATTACACCAAAGAATAAAAGAGCATAATATTTTTTGATAAATTCTAAGATTACTGCCATATATTTTTTTCTTATTTATAAGAAAAAATGCAAGATAAGTTTTAATTTATTTGCCTTAATATTTGACTAAGTTTAGATTTTGATTTTGATGCTTGTGATACTACGGAATCTGTGACGTTTTTTATATTTTCAATAAAAATTTTAGGTTTAGGTTCTACTTGTGCATATTCATGACCATTTAATATACCATAATGAAATGTGCCGCCTGAAAAATTTCCTTTGAATGATCCACCATAAAACTGTCCATCATACCAAAACACATCAACTGATTCATAAACTTTAACATATACAGCATCTCCACTATCAGGTGATTCTAATCTATATTCAATATCAGTACCAATTGGAGCATCAATAGGAATACTATTTAAATACCATTGAAATCCAGTTGCTGATAATATTACAGTTTCAATAGAGTCAATAGTAAATAATATTGCATTTGGATGTAATATATCTGGATTAGGAATAGATGTAATAGTTATTATCATTTTTTACATTTGTTTTTATTTTAATTAAGGACAACTATATTGTCCTGTTCCTGATACACCAATATTAGTACCGATCATTGGATCTGTTACAGATGAGCCTACAACTACATAATATTGTCCTGTAGCACCCAATACTCTATTTCCTGAACTATAAAGATATGTTGGATAAGGACCAGTATAATAAAGATTAGGTATATTACCTGGGCATGTATTTAATAAGAACCAATATTGAATTAAAACTGTTGTTGTAGTTGTAGTTGTACAAGATAAACCATCTCCATATAGTGTCGCGCCATTAATACACATAACATTATACCCATTATAGCAAACTATTATAGCATCATTACCAGCAGGCTCAGATACCGCGGAAACTATTACAGCACTAACTTCTCCTGATTGTAAGTTTCTTCCTGTATCACATTGAACACTTCCAGTAATTTGAACATTATATACACTTGTTATTCCATATACGGTATATGTTCCTGTTTTTGTTTGTTGATCAGATTGTCCATTAGGATAATTTCCACCAGATACATAAGCATCTACACTATCTATTATAGTCCAATTGTTTCCATTATCTATTGAAATTTGAATATTTGCATTTGATTGACTTTGATCTTGTCCATCAGTTCCAATATTATCACATTCTGTAAATAAATTATAACTAAATGTTAATGTATATACTTGGCCTGTCGTATAATTAATACCTATATTAGCAATATCGCCTAACAGAGACTCAAAGAATATTTCAGATGGCCTTATTGTAGTGGAAGTTGTCGTTGTTGTAATAGCAACTGTTGTAGTTGTTGTTGTAATAGCAACTGTTGTAGTTGTTGTCGTTGTGGTAGGAGATATTATTATTGGCTCAGATGATGATTCTACAATTGTGCTACCAGTGGCGGAAAAAAGACCATCATTCCAATATCCGTTGTACCATAGACTATTATACATTTCACCTTCAGTATAAATACCATAGTACCATGTCAAATTTTTTGAATAACAGTTATTAAAGTTGCCATTATATACAGAAGTTGAATCAAAATATCCATTTTTAAAAAATCCATTATGTACTGTTAAGCCGGATGTAGAACCAGTTATATTAAAATATAATCCATTATATATATCACCAAATATAAATACTGAATTATTATAATTACCACTATAAAATTTACCATAATTCACTAATAAATTAGTTGAATCAATATTAAAGAAGTTTCCATTATTTATAGTTATGTCAGTAAATGTACCACCTTTTATTTCAGTAATTGAATTATTTATCGTACAATTAGATACTGAGCCGTTATAGACGATACCACCATTGATAATGGAGTTATTCATCTTTCCATTATTAAAATTTCCGCCGTTAAAGTTACTATTATTAAATGTGCCATTATTGAAAACACCATCATTAAATGTACAATATTCAAAATCAGCATTTCTAACTAATCCATTATACCATGTAATACCACTAAATATACCACCATTAGCAACACCATCATACCATACACCTGTAAATATTCCATCATTAAATGTACCGCCTGACCAACTACCAGAAAAAATTCCGCTATTCCAAACGCCACCATTCCATGTTGTAACGAAGTCTTCAGTTCCATTATCGTTGTGCCATTGACCATTTTTCCATATATTTGTAGAATTTATATTACAATCATGAAAAACACCACCATTAATAGTATAGCCAGAAAAAGTACATCCGCTAAAATAGCCATCATCTATAACTGTATTTTCTTCTGAAATTCCTATTAATGATGAATGAATAAACGTTCCATTTTTTATATTACAATTAATTAACTTACAATCTTCTATTCTATTATAATAAGTATTATTATCCGATAGTGAAGTTGTTGTTTTAGATACATTTACGCTATCTGGTGATATAAATTTAGAAGTAAAATTTTCAGTTGCTACTATAGTTTTTATACCTAAATATTTATCTTCAAATGTTACACCATATATAGTACTATACTTCAAGACTCCTTGAGTTACCTTCATTTAATTTCGTTATTTTTCATACTTATATATAAATTTTTAAACTCTGTAACTTTAATCTATTTTTAAATTTTTATATATAGTGTACTATAAAAATTATATTTAAAAATGGAAATTCAAGAAAGAAAAAAGATTTTAAAAACCGCTCTTACTAATTCTTTTGTTGATGATTATATTTCATATAAAAATACAATAGACTTTATAAATAGCGATCTGAGTGATTCAAATATTAAATATCAATATTCATATGATGAATTTTGTGTTGAATTTTTAAATCAAACTTTAAAAAATATTGAAGATATAGATATTTTTAATAATGAGAAATATGATCAATTTTATGCAGATTTCTGGAAATTTAATCTTTTCAATCTTCAATGTATGCTTGTTGAAAAACTCGGTGAATTGGGATATAAATATGATGATTTTTATGATAAATCAAATATTAAAAAATCAATTAATAGAAAATATTTAAAATAATTAAAATACATAATAATTTAAAATATTAAACTTATTGTATATTTATTTATACAATTATAAAACGTTTTAGAACATCAATTTTTGTTTTAAAATGTTTTAAGGCTTAAAGGCTTATAAAAAATAATTAAAAAGGCAATGAAAGAAATTGAAAATGTCGATATATTCGACAGTATTGACGCACAAAGTGAAACACTTAGTTTTTTAGAAAAAAAGAGTGGTAGTTTAGATGGTATCTTCAGACCAAAGATAACCGACAAAAAGAAAGGTTATGTAGCTACAATTAGGTTTTTACCAAATTTATCCAAAGAAGGTAAAGTATTACAATCAGCAATTGAAAAACATCAACATTATGTTGACTTCAAAAATCATCCAGAACTACAAGGTTACTATGATTGTATGAAGAATTTTACTGATAAATGTGATTTCTGTACGATGTATTGGAAATTGAAAAATTCAAAAAATGCTTCTGATGTTGCAAAAGCTGACTTGATCAGTCGTAGTACAAAGTATTATTCATATATACTTGTAATTGAAGACGAACAGAATCGTGAATTAGAAGGTAAAATTTTGATTTATCCTTATGGTTACAAGATCAAAGAAAAGATCAAAGATCAAAAAGATGGTATGGCTGGTGATCCATGTAATGTTTTTGATTTAGCTAATGGTAAGAATTTTAAACTTGTTATCAAACAGCTTGGTGAATTTCCTAACTATGATTCTAGTACATTCATGGACATTTCTCCTATTCAAATTAAAGGTAAGAGAGCACCTGTTGTAGTTGATGAAAAAACTGGTAAAAACAAGATTACTGATCCTAAAGTTAAAGAAAAAGTTACAGCATTCTTAATGGATCGTACTGTTAATTTAGAGGATCATCTTGCAAAAGAATGGTCGTCAGAAGAAAAGTACAAAGTATCTCAAATTCTTGAAATTCTTAATGGAAATGATTCAAATTCTGCTCAAAAATCAGCATCTAAATCATCATCTGATAACATTTCGACAAAAGAGAATACAGATGAAGCCACATTCGGTGAATCTGACGATGCCGGAGATTTCTTTGAAATTGATTCTGATAATGAATAATTATAAGATACGTTATAAATCAATGTAATTTTTATTTATCAAAAATTTGAAATTGAAGCCATTATTTATAGTGGCTTCTTTTTTTGCTTCATTTTGATCTTTTTCACATTCATATGTATAAGTTGATTTTATTTCAATTACAAGATTTAATTTTTTAATAAAAAAATCTGGAAAATATTTTCTATTCTTACCATCAAAAAAATAATCTATTGTACCTTTAAAATTTTCAATTACAATATTATTTAATATACAATATTCTATAAAATCTAGTTCATAACTACTTCTATAATAAAGGCCATTTTTATGATATTTTAAAATGAATCCAGATTTTTGTTGCTTCAAAAAAATTTCTTCTGATTGTGCGGGATATCTAACACCATAATTTTTTAAACAAGTTTCTTCTATCTTTAATTGTATATATTTTGATTGAAATGGATTTTTTACTCCATAATTTTTTAAACAAGTTTCTTCTTTTTTTAATTTGATTTCCTTATATTTAGAAATATTATCAACACCATAATTTTTCATTAATGTATCTTTATAAGTTTGTGACCTAAATCCATAATCTGTATTATTTTCTATCATTGAGGTTTTAACTTTTTTCTTTATTTCTTCATTTTTAGAAACGTTATCAGTTCCATATATTTCTATACATGTTCTCTTCCTTTTTTCCAAATTACATATTTTACATGTATAAGTATCATCTCTCTCTATATATCTATAATAATTATTATATTTAACTTCTT